AAATGCTTGGCGTCATTGGCAACCAGCGCACCAACCTGCGCGTGTACCGGCGCACCGGCGCGGGCAAAGCGCAAAAAGCGGTCGGTTACTTTGTCGTCCTGCCCGGCAGTAAAACCAAAAAACACCCCGGCATTTACAAACGCATCGAAACCGGCACAAGCAGCGCCATCGTGCCCATGATCCTGTACGTTGACCCGGTCAACTACCGCCGTTTTATCGACCTGGAAAAACTGGGCCGCGAAGTGACAGAAAAAACATTCCAACCCGCGTTCGACGCCGAGCTGTCCAAAGCCATTGCCAACGCAAAATGACCGACCCCAACCACATCACCCGCAACGAGCTGGCGGCGCTGATCGGCGCAAAATCTGCCACCTACGTCAACGAGCTTGAAAAAACAGGCCGCGCCATTCGCGCCCCCGACGGCAAAAACTGGCTCAAAGCCGAAAGCCTGGCCGCCTTCTACGCTGGAAAAGACCCCAGCAAACAAGGCGTGGCCGACCGCTGGGCGGCGCAGCGCTCGCAGGACGCGCCGCAGGCGCCTGATGATGCCGACGCCCGCAGCCAGCGCAATGACGCATCCATTGGCAGCAGCTACCAGCAAGCCCGCGCCGTCAAAGAAAAATTCTTGGCATTAGAGGCCAAGCGCGCCTATGAGGAGGCCATGGGCAAGCTGCGCGACGCGCGCGAGGTAGAAGGCCTGGTGGCCACCGCCATGACAGAGCTGCGCCTGCGCCTTGAAAACATGGCCAACACCCTGGCGCCCGTGCTGGCCGCCGAGGCCACCGAAGCCGCCGTGCGCGCCACCCTGTCCGACCAATTCACCCACGCGCTCGAATCCGCATCCCACCACTTCGCTCGGCTTGCTGCCGACGCCAAACGCCCATGACCACACCCCACCTGCCAGACACCATTGACCACATTGCAACCGATGTGCTGATCCCTTACGCGCGCAACAGCCGCACCCACAGCCCCGAGCAAGTGCAGGCCGTGGCCAACAGCATCAAAGAATTCGGCTTCACCAACCCGGTGCTGATCGACGCCAACAAAACCATCATCGCGGGCCACGGCCGCGTCATGGCCGCGCAACTGCTGGGCCTGGCCACCGTGCCCTGCATCACGCTGGCGCACCTCACCGACGCCCAGCGCCGCGCCTACGTCATTGCCGACAACAAGCTCGCCGAGCTGTCAGGCTGGGACGCCAAGCTGCTGGCGCGCGAGGTTGAAGACCTGATGGCCGAGCAATTCAACATGGACCTGATCGGATTCAGCGGTGACGAGCTGCGCGACCTGCTCAACCTGCCCGAAGACCCGCCGCCCGGCCTGACCGACGCCGACGCCGTGCCCACCGTGCCAGTGGAACCCGTCACGCGCCTGGGCGACGTGTGGCTGCTGGGCAAGCACCGGCTGATGTGTGGAGACAGCACCAGCATTGATGCGGTGGACAAGCTGATGGATGGCGGCAACGCCGACATGGTGTTCACTGATCCACCCTACGGAATGAATCTTGATGCTGATTATTCCGATATGTCGAGCAAGTTCAAAGGCAGCAAAGGTGGCAACAAGTATGACAATGTGATTGGTGATCACGAGGACTTCAGCCCCGACCTTATCCAGACAGTGTTTGCAAATTTTGATTATTGCAACGAAATATTTTTGTGGGGAGCAGACTATTACGCAGACCTTTTGCCCAACAGGAACGATGGTTCTTGGGTTGTATGGGACAAACGAGGAGACGATTCAGCCGACAAAATGTTTGGCAGCACTTTTGAGCTTTGCTGGTCAAGAGCCAGGCACAAGCGGGACATGGCAAGAATCAAATGGGCTGGAATCCTCGGGATGGAAAAGGAGCATGACAAAAAGCGCGTGCATCCAACTCAAAAGCCATCTGCATTGATTGAATGGTTTTTCGACAAGTGGGGCAATAAGGGTGAAACTGTGGTTGACCTATTCGGCGGCAGCGGCAGCACCCTGATCGCCTGCGAAAAAACAGGCCGCATCGCCCGCCTGATGGAACTCGACCCCAAATATGTCGACGTGGCCATCAAACGCTGGCAGAACTTCACCGGCCAGCCGGCCACGCTAGAGTCCACCGGCCAGACCTACCTGCAGGTCAAGTCCGAGCGCGTGAAGGCCGAGGCCTGACGCAATGTCCACCGGCGTCGGCACCACCCCCCCCAGCGCAGCGCCAGGCGTCTACGCGGCCATGGCCCGCGCCCTGGCGCCGCGCAAGCCGCTGACGGTGTCGCAGTGGGCCGACCAAGAGCGCCGCTTGTCCACCAAGGGCAGCGCGCAGGCCGGGCAGTGGATCACCGCCAACAACCCGCCGCTGCGTGAGCCTATGGACGCCTTAAGCGTGCGCTCCACCGTGCGCGAGGTGGTGCTCATGTGGCCAGTCCAATTTGGCAAAACTGAAGCGGCCTGCAACGTCCTTGGCTACTGCATGGACCACGACCCCGGCCCGGTCATGGTCTGCCTGCCGGGCGAGGTGTCCATGAACAAGTGGGTGGCGCAAAAGCTCAACCCCATGATTGACGAAAGCCCGGCCGTCAAAGCCGCCTTGACCAGCGTGGCCAGCCGTGACAGCGCCAACACCCGCACCTTCAAAGACTTTGCCGGTGGCCAGCTTTACCTGGAGCACGCGGGCAGCCCCAGCCGCCTCAAAAGCACCACCGTGCGCACCATGATCGTTGACGAGGTGGACGAATTTGCAAACAACCTCACCGGCGGCGACGACCCGCTAGAGCTGCTCAAAGGCCGCACCAGCGCATTCCCGTCCACGTCAAAAAGCCTGTACATCAGCACCCCGCAGATCAAAGGCTTAAGCCGCATCGAGCAGCTCTACCTCAAAAGCGACCAGCGCCGTTACCACGTGCCCTGCCCGCACTGCGGCCATATGCAGCCCTTGCAGTGGAGCGGCCTGCATTGGTCGCCAGACGGCCGCCAGGTCTGGTACGTGTGCGAAGACTGCGGCGCAAGCATTGACGAGCATCACAAAACCGCCATGATAAGCCAGGGCCGTTGGGTGCCAGAAAACCCCGACGCCAAAACGCGCGGCTACCACATCAACTGCCTCTATTACCAGTTTGGCCTGGGGCCACGGTGGACTGACCTGGTGGAAACCTGGCGCGAGGTGCAATCCGAACCCGCCCGCCTCAAAACCTTTATCAACGACCGCCTGGCCGAGCCGTGGGAAGACGCCGCCATGCGCGCCGTCAAACACAACGCCATTGCAGACCGGGCAGAAAATTACCCGCTGCGCACGGCGCCTGCAGGCGTGCTGTGCATCACTGCGGGCATTGACACGCAAGACAACCGCCTGGCCGTGCAGTTGGTGGGTTGGGGCCGTGGCATGGCATTCTGGGTGCTGGACTATGTGGAGCTACCCGGCGACCCCGCCGCAGACGACGTCTGGGTGGCGCTGACCGAGCTGCTTAACACACCCATCCAGCACGCCAGCGGCGCCCTGCTGCGCGTGCAGGCCATGGCCAATGATGCCGGTGGCCACCGCACCGAAGACGTTAAAAACTTTGTCCGTCAGCGCCGCGTGCGCCGTCCCATGGCCATCTTTGGCGCCGTGCCCAACAACGCGCCCGTGCTGTCCAAAGGCAAACTGCACGACGTGGACTGGCGCGGCCGCTCAGACAAGCGCGGCGTCATGGTCTACCACGTGGGCACCGTGGGCGCCAAGCACTGGCTCTACAGCCGCCTGAGCACCGACGCAGACCGCACGCCAGAAACGCGCACCACCCACTTTACCGACCAGCTTGCAGACGGGTATTTCCCCGGTCTGGTGTCTGAAACCTACGACCCCGCCAAAAACCGATTTATCAACCGCCGTGGCGCCCGCAACGAGCCGCTGGACACCTGGGTCTATGCCTACGCCGCCGCGCACCACCCAGAACTGCGCCTGCATCGCTACACCAAGGCCGACTGGGACAAGCTCGAATCGCGCCTGTTTGCCGATCCGTCTGCGCCGCAGCCCATCGTCACCCAGGAATCCAGCCAGCCCAAACCACCCCCTCAACACCTCCGCTACCGCCCCCAACCCAGAAAGGCCCTCACATGGTGACAAAAAAGACAGACCAACCCCTAGCCCGCCACGACCTGGCCGCGCGCCTGCACGCCGTGCCTGAAACCGACGACGTCATCAGCTACACCCTGGCCTGCGCGGCCACGGCCATGCAGGCCACGGGCGCGGCCACGCTCAACGACGTTTT